AAAGGATTAGCTTTATGCGCTCAAAATACATCTATACCAGATGCAATAGATCCAAACTTAACTGATGACGATCACCCTAGTAAGTTGGTTAAAAGTCTTAGGTATACAGGAAATGATGGCACACAAACTATTGCTATGGGATTTAAACCTGATTGGCTTATGCTAAACATGCGAGGTAATACAGGTGGTGGATATGGCCCACAATTATGGGACACTACAAGAGGAAATGATTATTATATGTACCCTGCTGGAACTGCTGAATCTGTAACAAGTGGTTCTGATTATGTAGAGTTTGTTTCAACAGGATTTAAATTAGATAATAATTGGGATGGAATTAATCATAGTGGAGAAACTTATGGTGCTATTGGAATTAGAGCAAATGGTGGCACAACCTCTACAAATTCAACTGGTGATATTAATACTACAGTTCAAGTAGATCCTAGTGGTCATTTTTCTATTGCAACATGGACAGGTAGTGGAACTTCTGGAGATACAATCGGACATGGTTTATCTTCAGCTCCTACATATACTGTAATTAAACAGACTGGTGGTGGAACTAATGGTTGGAATGTGTGGGCTACAGGTAATAATAGTGGAGATATTGATTCTTTTGGAGAATGGAATAATAGTGGTGCATGGAATCAAAATCAAGGAAGTAATGGCCCTTTTACTGCTGCTCCTACTTCTAGTGTTTTAACATTAACAAATTATGGACAAGTTAATGCTAGTAGCAAACCTTATATAGGTTATTTTTTTGCAAATTGTAGTAATTATATTAAATCTGGGGTTTACAAAGGAAATGCAAATGCAACTAATTCACCAATAATTTATACTGGATTCAGACCAGAATGGTTGCTTATACGCTATACTGGTTCTGGAGAATCATGGATTAATATTGAAAATGCAAGTATGCCTTATAACAGTGATAGAAGAAATTATAGATTTGGTTCTTATGCAGAATCAACTGGATCAACATATGAAATTGATCTTTTAAGTAATGGATTTAAACCAAGAACAACATGGGAGGGGCTTAATGGCAATAATTATGAAA